GCAAGCCACGGAACCCAGCGAGGGAGGGGCATTAATGGAATCATGGTGAACCTTTCGCGTGACGTGCTTCAGCGGCCTCGTTTATTGCTCGGATTTCAGCGGCCGCTTTCCTCAGGCGCAGCATGGCGGCTTCGAAATCCGCCTTGGTGGTGTACCCTAGGAGCTTGCGAATTTCCTCAATCACGGGCGGGTCCTTTCACCGAGACGCTCGAGACGTTCAGTGGCGGTGTGTAGTTTTTCGATGGCGGAAGGCAGTGCGACCGTGAGAGGAATCACCTCCCGTAGCGTTGTCTGAATCTGAGCATCAGCCGTACGCCCCTGGCGATACAAAACAATCACCACCAGCGAGAGGATTGTTGAGAGGCCGTAGCCTCCTGCCGAGAAGAGACTGAGGAGGTCGTTGCCCATGGAAAAATCCTATGTCACTGAGCCCCCTTCAGGCAAGGTATTCCACTACGTCAGTTCCACCTTTTTCCAAACCCCACTGCCTACGCACAGCCAGAGATAATACGTCCCAGGGCCCCCGAACCAAATATCCCCGACATGGGCCGTCGAAGGTGGAGCGGCATCCACAACTGGTACGCGCATGCAAATTTGCCCGGTGTCGAAATCTATGCCGGGCCCCGAAGGATTTGTGACGACCAAGGAAGGCCATTCAGAATCCGAGCCCAGCTCAGCTGCATGTGCCGGGGCTCCCCCGCCGGATGCCGTAGAGATGGCCCGCAACGCGGGGTGTCCTCCCAATCCAGAGGTGGCGTCTACTCCGGGCCCTGACGTCGAGGCCTGTCCCAGAAGACCCTTGCTGAATGTTTTCAGCGCGCTGAACGTCTGCGCAACGTTCAGGTTTGCGACCACTGCACCAAGCTGGGCCGTGCCCTTGATGAGAGCCAGACCGGCCCCCAACGCCACACTCACCAGCTCCTCTTGCACATCATTGAGCCACGTCGCGTCAATCTGTGTAGGGAGACGAGGGATTCCAGGGTCGCCTTCCGAGAAATAACCAGCGGGGTAATTGGCGTCGCCATCCGTTCGATGCATGTTCTACCTCGGTTCCTCAGGTGTACACAAAAAGACATTTAATGTGAGCGTGTGCCGCGTCGCGTACCACGGCCTCTAATTGCGCATGTGTCAAAGCACCTAGTTCAGCAGGGCTTACTGTGAGAATCAGCGTGAAAACAAAAGCGGTCCCAAAGCAGCGGTCACCTACGCGCGCGCCGACCCTGCACATGTTCCCAGTCGTAATGGAGAGTAGAGGGTATCCACACGACAGCGTAAGCTTTGCGAAAAAGCTGTAGGACTGTCCGCCTCCTACTGCACTGGTGTACTTTTGAGTAATGGCCAGTCGTCTACCTGCGAGCGTAGCAGGGAGGACGGCTATGAGCATGTCGGGCAGTGAGAGACAGCGCTCCCAGTCCTCAAGTGTTTCGCTCGCTGTTCTTGGGTCGGTCTCTTCCATGAGCTGCAACCCCCTCTGGCGTACCCTCTCAAGCTCATCAGCAATTGCCGAGAGTGTCCTGTAAAGCTTTGAGTCCGTCTCCAAATCCCAGAGCACCCCAGGAGGGAGGAGCCAAATCAGAGCAGCTACCTGCGCAGACACTACAGGTCCGGGTCCGGGGGCGGGCCCTCCTCCGAACGTCCATGCCAGCGGGCCAGGTGCAGGCATTTAGACCCCCGCTATGCTGCGTCCAATTTCGTACCACGTACCGCCATCAGGCACGGCGTTGGACCGGTAATACAGTTCTACCGAATCCCCCGGCATGAGCACTAGAGGCACGCCACCCTTCAACTCCACCTGACTTCCACTCCCACTCGGCACGACGACTCCACTTGTCACGAAACCAACCAGCCTGAGAATGGTGCTGTTGTTGATGCCTCCCGAGGTCAAAGGCGTCGCTGTGAGCGTAACAGGTCCGGTGCCCGTCAGAGGAAGAAGGTTGTAGTTGGTATCTGCCACGGGCAGTGCTTCGCTGCCGTCACCTACCGCAAAATCGTTGTCCAGATTTACCAAATGCATCGCAGGGTGGATGCTCGCGTACGCTTGACCATTCTCGCTCACCTCGAGTGCCCCGGCATTTGAGCGGAGTCGCACACCCCCAGAGGGAGAGAGTGGAGCTGTAGGAGTCGAGACGAGCCCATGGAATTGAGCAGCCTTGATAGCGTTACTCATGTCGGTGAGAGCTGCGGCCAACACGTTCCACTCGGCCCCTAGCACCTTGTTGATGGTGGCCACGCCAGGGTAGGTATCGAGGTCCACCTTACCGGCGGGCAGTGTCTCATTGTCAAAAACAAAACTCATGTGAAGGTCACCATGCCAAGGAAGGGGAGCTGATTGGCGGAATATAGCGTGTCAGCTACAGGCGAGGCAAGGGTGAATGAGTCCACCCCAGCCGCTACACCTATTGCCGTCTGTACCCACGACAGCAGAATCGTACTCCCGGGCAACGCACGTCTTGCCAGCATTGCTGCAAGCTCCGCTCTAACCGCCGCCCGCGTCTCGGGCGTGCTGGGGGTCAGGTGGCAGGTGACGTCAAGAAAAGCTGCCGTGGGCGCAAACACCGTGACGCTGGCGTGCGCGGGTTTCAGCGCATCAAGAACACTCTGAAGCGCTGCTACCTCGCCAACGTCTGGAATGGGCGAGGGGTCCATGTCGCGAACAAACCGAATAAGCACCGTCCCTGGACCGAGCCCCGAGGGGTATACCCAGACACGAGTCACCCCCGCTACTCCTTTGCTCCACCTTTCGTAATCAGCGACGTTCCCGCCGTGGTCTCCTCGCGCTGCCAGAAATTCCAAAAAACGCACTCGAAAAGGTTCGGTGCCTTCCCGGTCAACGCCATCCGCCGTGCTGGCATCAACAACGCTCGCAGAAGATACTCCTGTGACGGGGGACTCGAAGGCCAGGGACACCCCTGGCGTAACAGTACCGGACGCTCCTGCAAGCACTGCCTTGATTTGGAGCGTGGCTGAGCCTGCTGTGAGCGTTGCATCGGCCGTTACTGTGTACTCAGCTCCGTCTGCGCGCCTGAGGAGAGTCTTCGCCAGAACCACAGCCCCTGTGGTTCCCGTGACCAAGGCTGTTGCAAAAGCGAAGCTAGGAGCATTTTTGGTAAGGTTGAAGACACTTGCCTGTCTCACCAGATAATCCTCGTCTGAGAGGTCTGGAAAAAGCTGCTTACCCAGATACTCAAGGTGCCCGTGAAGCAGGTGAGCGGCTCCAGCCAACACGCGCGCCAAGACGTAAACAATGGACCGTCTCAGCACCGCGCCAACAAGAGCAAGACGCGAAACAAAATCTGCCTGTATCCGAGTGATGAGCTGTGCCAGCGTCGGTCTTACGAAAGCCATGCTACCTCCCACAGTTTTGCGAAACGAAACTGAGCAGACACACCCGTGGGGCGTGTTATTGAAATAAACAGAACGTAGCCATCCCCTTCGAAGATTGCCGAAGAGTCAACCTTCTCAGCCACACCATCTGTAACAAGCCACGCCAAAGCCTCCTTAGCATACTCGGCCGCTAGGTCTAGAGTGCTTTGTATTTTCTTGACACGATTCAGGAGCCAGAGGCGCGAGCCCCAGCGGTCCCCATCTACCACTGGAAAAGTATCAGCCCACCAGCCGCCCTTGCCCGATTCGTCGTCTCGACGGTCGGTAAACAGGGATTGCATGACGGCAGTCTCAAGACCTTCGTCCGTGGCGAGGTCGTTTTCGAAAATCTCGAAATCGCCCGTCCTGCACTTTATATCACTCACGGTACCTCCGAGGGGGCAGCCGAAAGTCCCGCACATGTGCCTGCTACCCCACCTACTGTGGGAATGATGGCGCCTGCACTGTGAACGTGCGTGGCGAGGCCAATCCCTCCGGCCTTGACGGACCCCGCGACGATTGCCCCAGTGACGTTCAGGGCGCCGCTCATGTTTACCTGGGGGCTAGTAATTGTTACTTTGGTGCTGGCGACGACCGTCACCTCGGGCGAGGTCACTTTGGCTTTGGTGCTAGCGCTTACTTCGATTTCGTGTGTGGTGACCACGAGCTTGTTGCCTCTTCGAAAGATGATGCTGTCTCCTTCGTCAGAGTACAGCGCCACCTCACCCTCTTCCAGATTTTTCAGCCGAAACCTCCTGTCGTCTATGGCAATGACTAAACCATGGTCGCGCCGTCCGCCCACGAAGATTACGGCTGCTTCTGCCCCCCGTCCGTCTGCTGGCGCTGCGCGAGGGAACGAGGTGAAGCCGTAGTTTTGGAAGCGCTCCAGACCGTCGCGCACCTCGCCCTCTTGCAGAGTGAGCTGGGACGTTTGCAGCGTTGTGGAGTCATCCGCCCGCGCCAGCACCCCACGCGCAACCATGTTCGCTACGCGGGCTTTGAGGGGATTCAGGAAGCGGCCTAGGTCTGAGAGATTCATACGCCTTTCGCTATTTCTTTCCAAAGACCTGATTCAGCAGGCACCACAGGGACGGGTTTGAAAGCCTCTGGCCTGCGCAGCTCAAGATGTGTAGTGGA